TCCGCAATGCGGGTTTTCATTACTGCGTAGGTTGTCATTCCGGGGGCGCCCCGAACTTTGAACGGATGTTGCTGGGATCAAAAACGAGCCGCATCGCGCGCCCAGAGGCGTCCGCCTCCTCGAACCCATCGAAGCCTCGTTTCTTCAGCTCCGCAAACACATCTCGACTGGACACGTACCCGCTCTTCGTTTTGCGTAGTGCTGCCTCCGCTGCATTCATATCTTCTTGCGTCGCGTAGCGACCGCGGCTGTGCAGCGGCATGACCGATGGATGGCCGCCATCCTGACGTGAGGCAATCTCAGCGTACCGAGATGCCTCCTCAGGCCTGTTCGTCATGTAGGTGTTCGGTCGAAACTTGTCGAATTTGTCAGCCCCGGTCCCATGATACCAACCTGGGCTCCACTCCTGCTCTTGCGCATGTGGTTGCCGAAGTGGCCGCGCCCCAGGCGCCCCCCTGGGCGACAGCGTCATAAGCGTCGCGGCAATCCGCGTCAGCGCCTCATAGGGCTCGCGCTCTTTGGCGGCCTTCTGGGCCGCCATGCGCGCGAGCACATCCTGCGTCCCTGCGTCAGCCGCATCCATGCCCAGCCGAGGGTCGGTGTAGTCGAGGCCGTAGTTGGGCATTGCGTCGCTGAGCGGCATCACTCAGCCGCTTGCATAGAAAGAGGGGCCGCACCGTGGTTCGCCGGCGCAGCCCCTCCATCCCCCCAAGTCCCTAGTGCCCACCACCTGTTGTGGTCGGCCTTGAGCTCCAGCCTGCACCCTTGCTCGCGCAGCCAGTCGATTGTCGCGTCCTCGCGCTCCGCATCGTCAATGGCGAGGGTGGCGTTGCAAATGTAGGGCGCCAGCGCCTTAACGCTCGCGAGCCGCCCGTAGCGGCCAGGCGGTCCATCCAGAAGGGCTAGCGAGAACTGCGGCAGGCCGTCGACGCCATAGCTGAGCGTGTCAGGGTCCAACGGCGCATAGTGCAGCACCACGCTGTCGATGTCGAAGTCGTCCAGCAGCTTCTTCGTCTCCTGGAAATACTTGGCGTCATGCTCCAGGGCATGGGCTACCCGTCCAGCGCCTGCCCTCGGACTTGCTCCGAGGGCTAGCCCAAGCACAAGCGTGGAGAGGCCGGAGCCTGTCTCCAGCACATGCCCGCTCGTTTCGCGCGCCATCAAATACAGCTCGCGCAGCGGACCAGGGGCCAGTGGGTAGTCGTCACGCGTCCGATAGCTCATTGCCAGCCGCTCGAACGTGGCAAGGTCGCCCCTGCCAGCCCGCACATCAGCCACCGCCTGCACGAACCCCGGCTGCCAGAGCCCCTGCTGCTGGCGCATGGTGTTGCCGAAGTGAGCGCGCCAAGTCTTCTCGCCCGTGTGGCTGAACTCCATGTCGGGATAGACCCACAGTTTGAACCCGAGCTTGCGTGCTTTCAGGCTCAGCACATAGTCACCGCTCTGATAGGCGTCATTGCCTGCCTGCGCCTCCAGCCCCAGCTCGCGCGGAAAGCCCCGCTCGACAATCCTGGCCACCGGCATCAGGTTCTGGCGCTCGTCGTTGCCCAGCTCATCGCCAGGCCGGCTCAGCCGCCCCTTGGCCTTCTCGGACTCGTAAAGCGCCTGCACCACATGCCGGCGCAGTCGCATAAAGCCGGTTGCAACCTTGGGCATCTCGTACAGCCCGTGCTTATTGGGCAAATGCGAGCGCTCGTCCCGGAAGGGATGGAATGGAAAGGTCCCCTCGTCGCTCTTGTGGCAGTAGACCCCTGCCACGATATCGCCCGGCACCTTCAGCAGCTTGTAGACGTTGTTGCCGTGAAACCCCATGTCGGCATCGATGAAAAACAGGTCTGTGCACTTGCTCTGCAGGAAGTCCCGGATCAGCGCATTGCGCGCATCGTCCACATGGCAGTGACCCTGCAGCAGGTTGATGTCGAATTGGATGCTCGTCCGCACCAGCGTCTCGACCATGCCGGCCAGGCTGCGGGTGAAGTCGGCGCATGGCGCCACCCCCACAGGGGTGGCGACCATGACGTAGTGAGAGGCGCCATCAACGATGGCGCCATCATACTTGTGGTACGTTGCCATTATTCAGGGATCGGCAACGTGTAGGAAACCACGAACTCGGCCAACCCCGCCGCCGCCGCCGTCCCCGCCGTGGTGATCTTGGCGAAGATGTCGGTTGCAGCCGAGAAGGTGAGCTTGGCACCCAAGTGGTTCATGAGCGCCGTTGCCGTCTCCTCGGTGATGGTGGTCAGGAAGTTGTTGGCAGTGGTGCCGTTGCTTCCCACCGTGATCACTCGCGTTCCCGCTGCCGAGAACCCGGTTTTTACGGTTGCCATCAGCGAGAGCACCTGCGCCCCGATTGGTACCGTGCCGATGATATGGCGCGATATCGAGTGAGTGGGCGTTGCAATCGCCCCGAAGGCAACCTGCTTGCGCAGGTAGTGCACCTGGTGGGTGTGATACGTCCTTGGAACAGTAGCCATTGGTGCCTCCCCTTAGTGCGCGACAGCGTAGCTGGACATGACGACCACGCCGAAGTCCTCGCTGTTGTAGCGAGACTTCTTCAGGCCGCTTATGCATCCAGCCTTGACGCCGAGCTTGTTGCCGTAATCGAACATCTGCTCGAACCAGTCGTAAGACGACTTGTCGTGCCCCTGTCCGAAGCCGGCAACGGCTGCCTGTGCCCCGCACAGGATGGCGCGGCGTACCGCGGTGACCTGTGAGCCGTCCGACGCATCCACGCCCGTGGTGACGCGCGTGGACTCGTGCAGAATGCAGCCGTTGTAGATGCCAAGGGCGCCCGTGAAGATCGGGTTGTCCTTGATCTTGCCGCCTTGCATGGCGCTGCGCTGGATGTCGTGCCAGGTAATGGTTGAGGTCGACGTACTCGTGCGCAAATCCGTCACCTGGAAGGGATGCAGGAAGACGACAAAGTAGGGCGTGCCGTCGACCATCACGGGGCGTATGGGCACCCCGCCCCCCAGCGTCCCAACCTTGGCCTCCTCCACGGCGCGGTCAATCATGGAAAGCACGAACGTGTCGCCCGTGCTATCCAGGTCGCCGTCGTCGGTAGTGCCAGACTCCGTCCAAATCTGCCGGCTGGGCGCGGTGACCGCGTTGTGTCCGGTGTATCGCGTATCCGTCACAAAGGTGTTGCCGCACAGGTGGTTGAACATCCAGGTGTCCCACCTGTCTGCCCACCAGTCCGAGAGGCCCATCATGGCCTCATCGCGGATGCTGAAGGGTATTCGCTGCTCCGTCATCTTGCCGCCAGAGCGCAGCGCATGGCGCAGCTGGTTGATGACAAAGTCGTCGGTGTGGGTTGTCAGCGCTTCCTCTTCGCCTTCCTGCGTGTTGTCGCCTTGCACGCCGTCGCCGGTCAGCTGCATTCTGAGGGTGACGCGGATACGGTCGCCCTCAGTCTTGTTGGTCTCGTTCTTGATCTGAATCATGCTGTCGGAGCCGGAGCCCATGAACTTTTTCGCGTAGGTCTTCTTGAGAGCTTCGCGAGCAAGCTTGCGGGACCAGAGCTTGACAGCCTCATTGGCATTTACGCCATAAGACGTGTCCATTTGGGTTTCATCCAGGGTGGAGCGCTAGGCGTGCGTCCTCACGCACGCTCTGGCGCGGTTGGTGTTACGGGTTGCTTGCTGGATGACGCCCCATGCGTGGCGAGTGGTCTTCGTTTACGGCACGAGCCAGAGAGCCGGCACGGAATGACGCCCCCGTGCAGTGGCGAGGCCAGGGATAACGCCCCCTGGCGCGGCGAACTAGAGAGCCTCGGCCGTCAGGGTGACGACGTGGGCAACTGCGCCCGGCGTCAGTGTGGTGCCGTTGACGAGGTAGCCGAACAGCGATGAGGTCACCAGCTTGACCGGCTTTTGGATGTTGTCGGTGGCTATGAACAGCGTGCTGCCGTAGTCTACCACCTGGGCCAGGGCGATGGCCCCCAGAAATCCGGCCTGGTCGCCAGCGGCAAAGGTAAACGCCGCATCATCGGCCAGCGCCGAGGCAGGCGTGACGTTCCATAGGTACAGGGTCCAAGCCGTGGTTTCTATGGTGGCGTTGTTGATGAGCAGGCTGGCGCCCCAGATTCTGATGACCCCACCATAG